TGCCTCGGGTATTACCTCGCCGGCATTATAGCCAGACACAATATCACCGTTGCCATCGTAAACATTAGGTACAGTCCATGCTTCTTCACCACGGTTTGTTAATAAATTTTGATCAATGAATATTGCAGTTTTACCGTTGAGTTGAGTAGCAACACCTGCATAGCCTGGAAACGCAGCAAGGAATTGACTAACAGTATGATTTTGTATATCAGCATAGGCAAGAGGCACTGCGTACTCTACGTTGGCCACTACATTCATTAACACATATCTGTCTTGGGCACTTGCCTGCGGCACATTAAATGTAATTGTACCCGAGTCTGCACCGTTGTTAATAACTCCGAATACATCACGTGTACTAACTGTCGGAGTTGCATTTACTAGACCATCTACACCTAATTCAGTTTGTATCCAGAATTGATTACCCAATTGATCAACTTCAAATGTGTATCGGCCACCACGTGCTAGAGTAAGAGTATTTTTTGTCGGGCTAGTAGATGTAAACTCGTAACGAGACGAACTTACATTACGAACAACATTATAGGTTTTTTCTAAATCAACTCCGCTGGTGTTAACATCAACAGCGTTTGGACCATCTGCAAGCCAGTAGTATTGACTAAAATTAATAAATTTATCAAATGATATTTGTGGGTCAAAGCTATAATATTCGTCGTCAAATAATCTATCATGGTTTGCAGTTAGCCCACCATAATATTCAATTTTGTTTAACAGATCAGTATAACTGGCAAAAAATGTAATTTCTTGTCGATCATTGCGAACAACAATACCTGGTTCAAGTTGATACTTTTGTCTTTCAGCTGAATTTTCGATTACATAGCTGTCTTTACTTTTATAAGTTGGAGCAAATGTTCTTCCGATATAGCCGTGTATATTTCTTAAATTTGGCTCAGTTACTAACTGATCCATTGTTGCCGACAAAAACTTATTGTTAGTATCGGTTTGAAATATGGTAGGAAGAAAATTTGAAGTCTTTTTTGTCGCCATGTCGTTATAATCTCAAGTGTTATATAGTATTTAAGCCAATACAGTTTGGTTGATTTGCGCTGCGGTGATTGCACTAATAATCTGTACATTGTCCACAGTTGCAGCACTTACAATAATTTCATTATAGTTTGCATTGATTTGTAGTAGGCTACCGAATGTGCCAGTTTCACTCGATGGAACAATAGTGATACTTGCAATATTAGGTGCAAGCACACTATGCAGGTACGCACTCAATTCACTGAAGTAGAATGTTTCACCAAAGTCCCAGTTAGCTACATCAAAGTAACTGTTAATTGCATCAATGACTTTAGTTTTAATATCATTATCACTGACCACTATACTTGTATTTTTTACCACTTTAAATGTTGCCTGTAATGAAATTGCTGCTTTGGCGCCAAATATTGGTTTAAATTTAGCAGGGTTATAAATGATAGTATCTGTTAAATTTTTATAATTTTCCAAACTACTAAACTCTGTACTCAATGCATCAACGGTTGGAGCCGTTGGCTCAGCGACTACACCTGTAGTATCCTGTATCCATGCAGTATAATCAGTGGCGTATTGTTTTGTTAATAGATACAAGTCAATAATATTATTTGGGCTTGGATCGATACGACGATAGTTAGGGCTATTATGACGATATTGGAAATATATATCTTGACGACCAACTTTAGCAGTATATCCGGTTACCTCAGATAATACGTAGGTTGCATCAGACTGATAAAATTTATTCTCAGCTGCAATATAAAATAATTGTCCAATAGGCCAAGTTTGACTAACTGCCTGCGCTGCTATCAGGGTTGCATAAGAGGAATTGATAAGATCGTTGCTGACAAGCGTTTGTGTAACAAAATTATCATATCCATAGGTTGCTTGAAAGTATACATATTTGCTATTGCTATCAACATCCGGGCTAACAATTAATTCAAACAATTCTGGATTATCTAATATACCATTGGTATCTATATCAGAAAACGTAACTAATATTTTATTAGGATTTTCGTAACCATCAACTTCAATAATATTTTTATAAATGTACCATGTATAATCCAATGCTAGAGGATTTGAATCATCGGGATTGGCGTTTACCTTTAATACTTTAATGTTATCATGTACAGTAAGACCTGTTTTAGGGTCAAACACTTTAACTGTATTGTCAAAGTAGAAATTAGTTTCTTTTACACTTTCAAATACATAATTAAGTCCACGATATAGCACAGTGTAAGTTTGTCCTACTGTTTTAAAACGGATCAACCAACTAGCATCTAAAGCGGCGCCACTGGTATTTCCTGCATCAGTTAGACTAAAATCACCTGTGTTTAAATTACTAGGTAATATTAATTTCCATGATGTAGTGTCAATATCATAACGCAGACCAAAATCTTGATATGACTGTACATAACCTACTATGCTATCCACTAGCGCAGTTGAAAATTCAGTATTTAACACCGCATATACTGCAACAGCTATAGCACCATCGGGCACTTGTTCGCCCAGGATAATCGGACCAGAGCCATTGGCTAAATTACCCAGGCCCCCATTGGTTCCATCACCAACAATCTGTTGAACTGATGCATATATAAAATATTTGTCGCCTGGCTTGCTCGGAGTATCATTATATACAATAGTATTTCGTGAATCAAAATAGTTGCCAGTGCCTGCTGAGAATTTAATTATAGAACTTTGTTTTATGTATTTGTTATTATTAGCAACTACATCACCAACTTGTAATATGATGTCTGATGCATTAACTAGATAACCAGTCGATCCGTTGGCCACTGTTGTTGAATAATGCCACTGTGTGTCACTGATAACGATAGTAGGATATTTACTATAGAAAAAATGTAGTGTTTCTTGTGCTGACGCCACGGGTTTCACTTTGTTATAGATTGCTTTGTAAATATCATTCTTTGTGTTATAATCAAAGGAAAACGTACCTACAAACGGATCACGATATAATACACCGTCATCTGCAAAGATGTTAGTACTTGAATATTTTCCAGTTGTATCAATAACATCTAAGTAACGACTAATACCAGAACTTGTACGGTTAACTGCTTTAACTTTAAGTATGTTACTGAACAATGTGTAAGGTAAGATGTTGTAATCTTCGCCTGTTACCATACGATCTTGTGTATAGTATTGTTGAGGTGCTTTCTGACGTATTTCTTCCAGCGATTCACGTGAGCTAGCATTAGCCACAGTGTAGCGCAGGCTAGCACGAATAGTCAAGGTTTCAACTCTGCCACTACGGCTTGTATAATTAACTGGTACAACTATTCCCTGCATTTCATCTGGGGTGATTTTATAATCAGCACCATTACTCACACGGTAGTACAGTCTATAATTGCCCTGTGGAATGTTAGCAAAGGCACCATCACCAAATACTAGATCAATTTGATCACTGGCTCTAGTGTTGACTTGGAATATAGATTTATTAGTACTTTTATTATAGATAACATTGGTGTTGTTTACTGCTGGAACCTGTGTCCATAAGGCATTTGGCAAGCCCTGTGCATTTAAACTGTATAACCATATATCAGTGTTATTGATATTGTCAACATTGACACTATACACACGATTTGGTGTACTTTCTTGGAATGTAAAATCAAGTGATTTTAATTCGCCCTGTTTGAAGTAGGTAAAGAATCCAGTATTTGCACTGGTATTGCCCAAGTTATCATTTTTGTAAAGTAAATTAAATGGTTGATTTTGACGAGGTGCACTTTCGTATATATAAGTTTTACCGGCACTTGTTGGGCTAGTCATTTCAAACTTAGTAGTTGTGCCTTCAATTTTAGTTGTAAAACTGTAGGTTGCAATGATGCTTGATACTAAATTTATCTGATATTCGTCATTGATTATACCATTAATCAATTGACTGTTGCTAGGTTTACCTATAGATTGAGCTGACATTAATCCTGCATTGATCACCGCGGTAAATTGCTCGTACCAATTGTCATTGGCTGAGTCTGCCCACGAAATTACTAAACCGGATAAATTAATACCGTTACTGTCGTAGACAGTTTCAGTTGTACTTACACTGTCAACTTTTAAAAGTCCGCTAGCAGGAATATTACGTTTAGGATTATAAGAAATTAGTTTAGCAAGTTTAAGAATACTGTCACGACGTTGTGCAGTGTCCATAAAGTTTTCACGAGCATTTAAATCGCCGCGGAATGCTAGACTTTGTCCTAAGAATGCAATTAAATCTATTAGAGCAATGAACTCACTTGATTCAATAAAGTCATTGAAATCTTCCGGATAGTATAAGCGCAAATAATCAATCATCGACTTACGAAGTGTTTCATAATCGTAGCTTTGGAAGTCTGCATTGCGGAAAGTTTGATAGACGCGAGTCCAATCTTCAGCAACTAATAAACCGGTTTGTCTTGTGGTAATAGCCATACTAATTTCCTGTTATAATGTATTTATTTAAGGAAAAAAGTACGTAGTTTATTAGTTTGCGGTAAGTGTTCTGCTTTGATTGTTGAATCTTAGATTCATTAGATTTGTTTGATTTGTCTGTAGATAGCGTAGTTCAAGTTCGATTTGAATGCCTGTTTCATACTCAGTAACAATAACATTATCGATCGACACACGTGGGTCATAGGCAGCAATTGCTTTAATGTCGGCTATGATAGCACTTTTAAGTTCAGGAGTAAACGGATCATATAAGACGTTCCATATAATAGTGCCAAAATTAGGATTCATCAGCTTCTCACCTTTGCGGATTTGAAAGTGATTGATTAAATCTTGTTTAATTAACTCAAAGTCAGTTAGACGAAACTTTTTATTTCTGCCTACTGTTGAGAAACCTTTATATAAAATAGCCATAATAATATTTATCCTAGGGTTATGTGGATTTAATTGGTTGATCTAGTGTGGCCATTTTTGGTCCTAGTACTGCAACAGCATATTTGCCTTTGGCAAAATAATTGTCGCCGGTAGTACCAAAAGCATCTGTTTTACCACTACCGCCGCGCCATTGTTTAGCACCGCCAGCGCCTAGTAGGTGACTTACTGCTAATAATCCCGCTACATCTTCGAGAGGAGTATCTTTAGTCACAGTACCAATATTACATAATGTTTTGTAGTTGCGTTTGGTATAAGCACACATCTCAGCTTCTTGTATGGCTGGACTGTTTAGGAATTTTTCTAAGCTATCAATGCCGTCTTTGCCAATCCAGTTATTTGGGTTGCGTAACTGTGCATTACTACCGCAGGACATTTTAACATGTTTGGCATCCTGTAATGCAGGATATCCAAATTGATATTTCCCCACGAACCCGATACTATTGATACATCGATATCCGCTTTCACCGTTTGCTTGTCCACCACGTCCGGGAGATCCGCTTTCGCTTTTACCTATAACTGCATAGTACGCTGTCATTTGTGCAGAAGTTAGACCGCCAATTGAACAGTCAGTGGTAGGTTGATTTCGTAGATCAACTTCGGTGGCTGGATTTTTAACTCCTATGCCGGCGGCTGTTTTAGTTGCATCAGTCTTACCTGTATATGTTTCAGCAGGTTGTTGTCCAATTGATTCTGCCGCTGCAAACGGCAATGGCGCACTTCGTCTATATGGTTCGTGCGTAGGAGCAACTGTGACTATCGAAGATAAACTACCGGTGCTGGTATATAAGCCAACTGTTGAATTAAGTACCACATCCGACAAATTATTAATTTGTATTTCTTTTGGCTTATTAACTGACTGTGCGCCGCCGCTGTTTTGTTTTATCAATTCACCAGTGTGAGCAATATCTCCGGCTGCCTTCATTGATATACTTGCGGCGTCGATGTTAACAGGTGAATCACTTTGTAGTCCTATAGTACCGTTCGCTCCAACAGTAACTACTCCAGTAGACAACATGTTAAAACTACCACAGTCAATTTGAAATTTACTGCCTGATTTCATGTTTATTTTATTAGCGGCATTAAGGTTTATATTATTGTCTGAATGTAAATTAATAGACCCTTCACTTCTTACATTAAACCCATTATTTGTATAGATATTGACCGCACCGTCTTTAGTTAATTCGACCCAGCTTGTACCATCACTATGCGAGATATACAAAGTATTGTCAGTCGCAGTGTCATTCATCATTATCTGATGACCACCAGCAGTACGCAATCTTACTAATTGATTTTCACCCGTTACAGCACCGTCATCCATGACAAACGTGTGGCCGCCTACACGAGTTGAAAAACGATAATCGTCTTCAGTTAAGGTTCCGGCTTTTTGTTTGGCAAGATATGCTTCGCGATTATTAGCCGGATCATCTGCATACGGTCGGCCAGGTGTGCTAATACCAAAAACATTACTGGGGCTCTCACGTTGGCTACTACTGGTAATTGTGCCGCGAGCAGTATCTCTATCTAACCCTTGTGTTTTTAATATACTATATTGTTGTTCATGTATTGGTTTAGGATTGTCAATAAAGTTTGGATTTGATCTAGCTGTAAGATCATTTTCGTTATACTCTGCTACTGGAGCAGTAATCCCATTTTGATATGATTTTTTAGTATCTGCCGATGCGCCCGATGTATCAATCTTATTACTGCTGGCTAAACCAGGCATCATGTGTCTACTGACATGCGAGTTAACACAGGCAATAAAATATCCACGTAACGGGTCACCTGCGATGAATATTACGATTACTTCAACACCGATGTCAGGTGGCACCATCCACATACCGTAGGTATGTGGAACATTTACAAATTTATTATCACTATTGGGTTTGTTTGCATATTTTGATGCGATATCAGTTGTGCCCATAAACGGACTAGCATAGCTAACTGTGCGCCAATTTGATGGTGCATCTGGGTCGCCACCTAAATCCGGAACCCATACTTGTAGTCGGCCGGCACGTGTTGGGTCAAGATTGTTTTTAACAATACCAATGTATGGGTGCGGGTCAACTCTAGTGGCGGCAGCATCTTCTCTGCGCAGATGCTTAACTACTTTACTACCGACTCTGTGATCTATTGCCATTTATTACTTTCCTTATTTTTGATTAAGCCGCTCTTGTATATGCATCTAATGCGTTAACGTATGCAGTTTGTGCGGCTTTATTGGCTGCATCTAAAGGTGCATACTTAGCTTGTGCAGTTGCTAACTGATTCTGTGCTAGAGCCAAGGATTGTTGATTATTAGCAATTAATGGGTCAGCTTCGGCTTGTGTTAATACTCCCCGTGCTACTCTGTCGGGATATCTATCAAGGTTAGCACGTATAGTCTCAATTCTAGATTCAATTTGCGCAACTGCATCTAACGCAGCATTTGCTGCAGATTGTGCCTGATCTCTTGCGGCTCTGGCTTGATCTGATGTAGCTTTTAATGCTAATTTCTCTGCACTTGGTGGAACTGGGCTCGGTATTGCTACTGGTTCTGTTTGTGTAGTTATTGCAGTCTCTGGTGCAGTTGCGTCAACTTTGGCTAACGCCTTTTCTTCAGCAGTTTGCACTGGTGGTGTAGTATCTTCGACTGGTGCACTACCCGGTGCTTTATCATCACCGGTTGTTGTTGCAGTAGATGCAACATTAGCCGCGGCTACATCGGTTGGTGCCGGAGTTACTGCTTCAACTTCACGTTCTTTATTAGCAGTTTTTGAGGGATATTTTGGTTCAAGTGATGTTTGTCGAGGTAAGCGTACCACATCCAATGTTTGTTCAAATTTTCCGCCGGTGAATGTGCTTTCAACAGTTAATATGCGATACATTCCTGAAAATAAACTCGTTGAATATTTAGAATCAAACTTCATCAACCCGGTTGCTTCATCTATATCGCTTGGACTTTTAACTGTTATCTGTACATAGATTTCACCTTGGTCCATACGTAGACTACCATTGGCAATTAATCGAGGTTCTATTCCTGTTCCATCAACTTGATCCGACAATACAGTCATTTCTGGTGGATAAAAAACATCATCTTGTTTAATATACTGTGGGTCGCCAATTATTTTTAATTTTGCCTGAAGCATATCGCCACCGGCTGTTGTATACAATGATGCTTCTATATCAGCTAGTGCAATTGCTTCAACTGTTACAGCGCCGCCTGTTGATTGTTGTTGTGAATTTAGTACAATCTTTTTCTTGCCCTGAGGCATTACTGCATTAGCATCTCTCGACTCCGGCGTAATTTTTGCATTAGTAGTTTCATCTATTAATAGATTCTGTGTCTTAGATAAGTTTTCTCTATATGCCGTAACGGCAGTATAATACAGTGCATTAAATTCAACATTAAAATCAAGTACATCATTGTTTTTTCCAGTGTACCAATAGTTATGTAGTTTACACGGTTCAGTCCACGTTCCCTGCGGTCCTTCACGTGTTTTTGTATTGTATACTGTATACGGAAGTATATGATAGGTAATTTCACGAGCCCATGTTTCTTGTGTTATATTATATTCACCTAACTTTATGGTCGGCACAACCTTATACCATTTCAGCGGCTCATCGGCCTGTGATTCAAGATATTTTTTATATTCTGCATCGTCTTTAAATTTTGAAACTGGTTGTACTTGTCCTTGTAAGTACTTGGTATGACGCATTGCAAAGGCAATAACTTGATCTATACTTGTACCTGTATTAATTGCAAATACCCGCATACCATGATCCAAATTTCCAGGAGTGCCCCTAATAGACATTCCGTTTTCTTCGCTGGCCATGGGTGTTTGTGCTGTACTTAATGTTTCAATGTTAAGATTAAATTGAGTGCCACCATCTTTAATAATGTCTGGGTGAACTTTAAAGTAGTATTTGTCAGCAACTGTTGTTTTTTCTCTAGCGGCGAGATCTGCATAATATGCACTAATAGCGCCACCATATGATTTTACTTTATAGAATGCATCTTTGCCTCTAATAGAATTAGTAGATTCTGCACTTGCATTTCCTATAGCAGTTAACGGAACAACTTCGCCTGTTCCTCCCCTGACTGTTAGAAGTCCGTTGGCACCCTGTTGAAATTGACCGTTTTTGCCAATTAATCCTTCGCGTTCTTTTTTTGCGTCAGCAAATGCTGTTTCCTCGACAGTGCTTTGTAAGAAACTTTCAAGCGTGCCAGCTGTTATTTCAAAGTTTGCTGGCGTAGTAACTGTTGATAGATCATAGGCTGAATGACTATATGGGCATGCTTCCATTTGATATTCTGCACCTTTTGCAGATGCTTTTATATCCATTTTTAAAATACGAATAGGTATACGTTTTGTTTGATCGGGGATAATCCCAACAATCTCACCAGCGTCGTTCATGCCAAAGAAATCAATCTGTAATAGATATGGCTGTGCTATATAGTTCAACGAACCAATATCAGCACTAAGGTCAAGAATTCGATTTAATAAGGTAACCCCGTATGGTTCAATAATAGTAAATGTAAAATTAATTGCATTAGTTGAACGTGAACGATCGTTAAGGCCAATTACCGTAGTCATATTAAGATTGTCAAAGTAAAAATCTTCAGCAAAGAATGGTGCACGTTTAAACATTGATGCACCTTCGTCGATGTTATATCTGCCTGCACTGGCTATGATAACGCGATTTGATTGGTAATTTTTAACATCGCTAACAATATCATTATATTCTTTAACTGTTAGTAATGCTAAACTTATTCCGTAGGTATAAGACGGGTAGGCTAGTAACGGATTAGGTATAGGAGCTTTTTTCTTTTTATTATTTGCTGTAGTTGCTTTTGTTGATTCACCACTTGTAACTTCTGATGCAGTTGATGTAGTAGCATCAGCAACGGTTGCCGGTGACGTATTTGCTATTCTTGCATCTTCAGTTTTTGAAACTGCGGGCACTCTTGATAGTGCTGCATTTTGTTGTGCCCTTAGTTTTTCGAATTCGTTCTGAAATTGTGTCTGCGTTATCTTCCCGCTTTTTAGATCATTTGCTAGTTTGACTTGATATTGTGTGTATTGCTGATTAATCTGCGCTGCTGATCCTGCAGGCGCAGGTGGTGTAGATGCTAATTTATTTGTTACTGTATCTTGTGTCGGAGCTTGTTCTTTTAACAATTGTGCATTTATTTTTGCGATTCCGGCTTGAAATTGTGCTTGCGTTATAGTGCCAGCAGACAAATCATTTACTAATTTAAGTTGAGCTTGCTGAGCTATTTCAGCTTTTGTAAGTGCCATTTACTATAATCCTAATGCCGCAATGATTGTTTCTTTTTTAGGAATGAATATTGTTGTACCTGGCAGGAAATCAAATACCGGGTCCTGTATTGTGTTTGGATTGCGCATAGCAAACACCCACCACAAGGCACTGTCACCATACAGGTCATATGCCAGCAAGTCTGGACGATATTTGTAGGTTGCAGCAATTCTATATACTACATCGGCAGCCAATGCCGGTATATCTCTAAATGTTGTGACATCTAAAAAGAATCCATACGAGTCTGTTTTGCTATATGGACTTGTTTGACTATAGGTAACCGCTGACATTATAGGAATCCTCCTGTAGTAGCAGTTTGTATTAGTCTGCCTGCGGCAAATGCATCAAGATTAAAGTTATCGTGCAGATTTTTACGACTGTATATTGGTTTCAATGTAATTGATATCGTACTTACTGCTGGCACCCTTGTCGACGATGTTACTGTCTTGTAAGATGATACAGTCGATTCAGCAGTGGCTTTTTTACTACCCCACTGTGGTGCAAATTGCATGCCTTGATTATCAAGTTGATTCACTACACTCATAGGAGTCGAAGGAGTAACAGTTGACTCTGTTAATGTAGTTGTTGTTACTGGAATTTGTATATAATCAACTTCGTTTGGCATAGTGTGTGTAAAGTTAGTTATCACACAAGGCACATGTGGGAAATAGTGACTACCGTATCCATCCAAGAATACAATTGGCGGTGGATTACCTGCATTTGCTCCACTACCAAAGAACATTTTAGTAGCTGATCTAAAAAAGTAGATAGCCGCTAGTAAATATTTTCCTTCATCGATGCCTTGTACAGTAAATTCTCCACCGATAGTAATGTCACTTACTTCACTGTTGGTGTAAAATTGTTGTGAATAATTACTGTGTACTGGAGTAGTTGGACTGTAATTAGCTACATGCGATACTGTTATAGTCGGTGTATACGGAAATATAACTCCGTTAGTTTCTCTTAACGGAGCCATAAGATTATTAGGACTTGCGCCACTTGCTTTGTAAAAGATAGTTGCTTTGTCTGCTAAACTTATGCGTACTCGCCAGTCATCATCCGATGCGGCACCGCTAGAACTAGCATTTGTATCTTGTATGGCTATTGAAGGATCACTTTTTGTTGCGGCCGCAGCGGCATTATCTGGTAATAGGCTTCGTCTTGCGGCTTCTGATTCATAGGAGTTGACATCTTTTGATGGATCATGCCCGCCGCCGCTTTCCTCAACTTGATCTCCGTAGAAACCGCCTCTAAAATCTGCGCCCTGATTGTAATTCTCAGATACTGCAGCTTGGCCGCCAATTGAATCTGTACCAGTTAAGTATGCGCTTGGGTTACTGGGATTATATCCGCCACCACTGCTTAATACTTGTTCGCCATTATACCCACCGGCAAAACTTGGAGCATAAGCGCCAGTGTAGTTTTGTGGAGCATAAGGATCGTATCCACCATTAGTGGATTCGACTTGACCTGGTACATATCCGCCTCTATTGTCGTATACGGGTGCGTCTGTAGGATTTAGAGCCATAATAAAACCTCTGTGTTATAGTGTATTTATTACCGGAGAAATAGTAGCAGTTAAAGATTGTCCGCATAAATAGGTTGTATAGTGCAATGCTATTATGTTATACTAATTAAAAGGAACCAAACACTGTGGCTCGTAAAATTAATTATCTCAACAACAAAGACATATTAAAAGAAATAGCAAAAAGTAAATTAGCATATTGTAGCTTCATTAATAAAGAAGTAACCGTATACGATGCTATTGTATCAAATGTTAGTGCAATAAACAAAAAATCCGTAGCAGAAGCAAGAGCAACACGTGCAACTAGGTTAGCTAAAGAAGCACAAGAAGCCGAGCTTTTATTAGGTAACAAACGCAAATTAGACGAATTTGCAATTCCTGTGGAAAATATTCCAGTAACTGATATTGTATTCCGTGTCATGACATGGGAACATATACCTATCGACGAAGTTAAACAGAAAAAATCCGATGCCAAAGCTCAAGAAGCTTACGATGAGGATTTATTTGAAACTGAATATGATGAACCGGCAGTTAAGGTCAAAGGTGCTACTAAGTACGTTAAACTAAACTTTCCCCCATTCTTTCATTATTCAGTAACTGAAGAATTAACTCCTGTTATAGTAGGCAAGAGTCACTGGAAGGGCGATTTAGAAACTGGTAAATTCAGTAGAGATCACGGTCAGATGACTGCTAAGTTAGCTCATATGTTTGTTAAGCTATGTGAACGTTATGCTACTCGTAGTAACTGGCGTGGGTACACCTACAATGACGAAATGCGCAGTCAGGCATTATTACAACTAAGTCAAATTGGCCTACAGTTTGACGAAAGTAAATCAGACAATCCGTTTGCCTATTACACAGCAGCTATCACTAACAGCTTCACCCGTGTGCTAAACATCGAAAAGCGTAATCAAAACATTCGTGATGACATCTTAGAGATGAATAACTTTGCACCTAGTTATACTAGACAGAATCAAGGCGGTGGTTCGTGGGGTGGTGGCGGACACGGAGCAGATGAGTAAAATCATTGAGTTGCATCAACTAATACCAGAAACGCCTCCGGCAAATTTTTGTATTGCACCCTTTCAAAGTATTAGGCAGAACCCATACGGGCGTAATAGCCCGTGTGCGTTTGGTGCTGGCGAATGGCATCACGGTGACCTAACTCCAGAACAACGATGGGACAGTGCAGAACTAAATCAACTTAGGGCAGAATTTATCAACGGTGATCGTCCAAGTGCCTGTCACCGTTGTTGGGCCGAAGAAGATTCTGGTAAGAAAAGTCTACGTCAGCGACAAATTGAATATTTCCCTAACGATTATGAGGACTTTATTCGTAGTGGTAAATGGCAACAAGGGCCTAAAACAGCAGTATTTAAAAGTAGTAATGTATGTAATTTAGCCTGTAGAAGTTGCGGAGGGTGGGATACTAATTCATATACACCCGAAGGATTATATTATCTTGAAAAATATAAGACTGAAGAGCGATCCAATGGTAAAATTGAACAATGGAATAAATTCATCCCTAAGCTGCCACCTAAGCACATGGATTTTAGTCAGTACTATAGTATTGCCCATAATTTAGAAAAAATTGACTTCTTTGGTGGTGATCCGTTCTTGAATACCACGCAGTTAGATCTATTAGAGTACCTGGTTCAGCAGGGATTAAGCAAGAACATTACTTTGTATTATAGTACCAATTGTACCAATCATCCAACTGAACGATTAAAACGTGCTTGGAATAATTTCAAACGTATTGAAATTGCTATGAGTATCGACGGGCTTGAACAAGAATTTGAGTATCTGCGATGGCCAGGTAAATGGGACGAAATGAATCTAGTTGCTGATCATATACTGGGACTTAAAGGTACCATGGATTGCGAAATTTATACCATGGGCTCACTTACTGTTAGTGTATTAAATGCAGGATCCATTGATCGATTGACTGCATGGGTTGAAGATAAAATTGGACCTTATTATATTAACATGGTTAACAGTCCGGCTTGGTTAGCAGTACACATTGCACCCGAATCAGTCAAGACTGCTTTAATAGCACAGACAAATAATACAGAGTTGCTCGGTTATTTGACTTTACAAGAACATAATCCTATGTTATGGAAACAATTTGTAATATGGACTAAACGGCAGGACTTATATCGTGAGCAGAAGTTCGCCGATGCATTTCCGGAATATTTTAAATTAATACAACCTTATTGGGATCCTATTACAGATTTAAGCGAGGATAATTTTCATTCCAACAGGTAATTTGGCTAACTTTCACTAGACAACTTAAGGTTATTTCACGTATACTAATTATATGACAAATTTATTTAAAAAAGCAGCAATTCTGACTGACATACATTTTGGCTTAAAGTCAAATAGTCAAACACACAACGATGATTGTTTAAACTTTGTTAAGTGGTTTATTAGCAAAGCTAAAGAAGAAGGTTGTGATGTTTGCTTTATGTTAGGTGATTGGCACAATAACCGCGCGGCAATTAATATCATTACGTTAAACTACAGCCTAACAGCACTTGAGTTGTTGGGCCGAGCCTTTGAGCGTGTTATATTCATTCCGGGCAATCATGATTTATATTATCGTGACAAGCGTGATATACAGTCAGCTGAATGGGCTAGACATATTCCTAACATTGAAATTATCAACGACTTCTATCAAGAGGGCGATGTTAGTATTGTGCCCTGGTTAGTAGGCGACGATCATAAAAAGATTCCTAAGATCAATGCCAAGTATATGTTTGGGCATTTTGAATTACCAGGCTATTACATGAATGCTATGGTACAGATGCCAGAACACGGTGAGATTAGACGTGAAGACTTCGGGCACATTGATCATGTATACAGTGGGCATTTTCATAAACGTCAAACAGGTAAGAATATTACCTATGTAGGCAATGCGTTTCCGCACAACTATGCAGATGCAGGTGACGATGAACGTGGCATGATGATATTAGAGTGGGGCAATGAGCCAACGTTTCATGCTTGGCCGGATCAGCCCAAGTATCGTGTTTATAGCCTAAGTAATATTTTAAAAACACCAGAAACACTACTACAAAAAGGCATGCACTGTCGTGTAAACATCGACGTGGATATTTCGTACGAAGAAGCAACGTTTATTAAAGAAACATTCGTAGGTACGTATAATCTACGTGAACTTACATTAATCCCAGTCAAGCATACTGACATTGGCACAGATATTATGTTAGGTAATATTCAATTTGAAAGTATCGATACTATTGTAACTAGTCAACTAACAGCTATTAACAGTGATCATTATAATCCTAACTTATTGTTAGACATCTACAGGAATCTATGAGGTTCTGCACCGATAGTAACGACATTATTTGTATAAGTTACCCTTCTGGTGGGTTTGGAAATTTTCTATACTATATATTAAGTGAATTTGCAGACCAAACAGTTAAATTATCAAATAACGAATTAACTTTTAGTCAAGACGGAAACAGTCATAGTATTGTAATGTATACCAATACGTATTTTATGGATCCGACTGAATACCAACTGCACTGCGACATTGACCCAAAGAATAATAAAGTAGTAGTCCTGTGCGACAATGGGATCAATAACGACTGTTACGATAAAATAAACTTAACATTTCCAAATGCTAAGATTGTACGCATAGTAATCGACCCTGCTGTTAGACCTATAATATATCAAACCTGCATAATCAAAGCTGTATGTCAGGATCTTAATGCCAATCACAGCGAACATGTACAAAACAATTGGTCCGATGCCGCAGAAGATTATGCTCAGCGAGAAGATTTTACTTTAATGTATCACAACTGGTCATATGGTTGGGAGCCAACTGAATCAACGATCAATTTGAGTTTTGAACAGTTGTTAATATCGCCAATTAATACTATAAAAAAATTAATCAACCAGTTGGGTATGAAACTAATCAATGAAGATAGGTTAACATTAGTGTTAGCCGATTGGTTTACAGCTAATTCAAAATATTTTAGTGTATACTTTCATGCCAATTTAATTTTATCTGCATTGGAAAATAACAAAAATATTGATATATCTCATATAGTTGATCTACACGAACAGGGATATATTAACTATTGTATAGAAAAACGATATAATATTGAAATTCCAGTATATGACTATCGCAATTGGTTTCAGTCTACTGAACAAATACAACAAGCAATTATTAAAATAAATGAAAAAAACCTTATTAGCAATTAGTGACGGCAATGGAGTCGACAACGACTTTAAAAAATGGCCAACGTTATTACAGTTAATGACGTCGGATTCATTACAGATTAAAAATAAATCTGTAATCGGTGCTAGTAATGAGTTGATATTAATGCAGGTTGCAGAATCAATTGAAACTGAAAATATCGACTGTGCAATTATTCAATGGACTATACCCGCACGAATTGATTTAGTAGCTGATGAATTTTGGCAAGAGCAGGCAAAGATCGATCCTGTGTATCATTTTAATATTGTGCAATCTAATAATCAAGATTGGTGGGTTACTAGTTCCAGCAACAATCAATATATAAAAGAATATCATAATAGATATATTAAAGAATGGCAAGCAACTCAGCGCAGTCAATCGTATATGTTAGCCGCATCAACTCTATTAAAAAATAAAAATATACCTTTTGTGTTTACTCTAGCATATGACTTTAATTTCGACGGTCCGATGGCCATTGCTGTTAAAAATTTACCTTGGATAGACCAAGATTTAAGTAGCTTTAGATTAATTAGCACGTACAAAGACCTTGACTCTGGATTGGCACAGCCGCATTCTGCTGTACAACTTGAATGGTTAGATACCATAGTCAAACCTAACTGTGATTTCATTGACTATGATCCTAAAAGGTATTATAATATACAAAAGCACCTGACAAAATAAATGATGAGAAATTATGACATTTAAAATAAAAAATCTTACAGTCAAGAACTTCATGAGTGTTGGTAATGCAACACAAGCTGTGGACTTTGACCGCAACGACCTGACATTAGTATTAGGTGTTAACGTTGACTTAGGCGGCGATGATAGTGGCGCACGTAATGGCACTGGTAAAACAACTATTATCAATGCCTTAAGCTACAGTCTGTTTGGGCAGGCATTAACCAATATCAAACGTGATAATTTAATTAACAAAACTAACGGTAAGAACATGTTGGTTACTGTTGAATTTGAACATAACGGGCAAGACTATAAGATTGAACGTGGTCGTAAGCCAAACATAATGAAGTTTTATGTAGGTGATGAAGAAAAAGAAATTACCGACGAAAGTCAAGGCGATAGTAGAGAAACACAGGCTGAAATTGAACGTTTGTTAAGCATGTCGCACAATATGTTCAAACACATTGTTGCGCTTAATACCTACACCGAACCATTCCTTAGTCTTAAATCTAACGACCAACGTGAAATTATTGAACAGCTACTTGGTATCACTGTCTTAAGTGAAAAGGCAGAAAAACTTAAAGAGTTGGGTCGTGCTACTAAGGATGCAATACAGCAAGAAGAGTTCAATATTAAGGCTATAACCGACGCAAATGGTCGTATTCAAGAGCAAATTGACAGCTTAAAACGCCGGCAAACTATGTGGACTACCAAGCATGCAGATGACACAGTAAAACTACAAAATGCCCTTACAGAACTACGTAAAATTGATATTGAACAAGAGCTAGCGGCACACACTGCGCTTACTGCTTACAACCAACAGCGTAAAGACTTAGATGATTTGACCAAGGCCATTTTGCGTAGCGAAGCAGATATTGCCCGTGAACAAAAGACTATAGATAAAGTTACTAAAGAAATTGCCGACCTCGAAGCACATACTTGTTATGCTTGCGGTCAACATTTTCACGATAGCAAACACGAAGAAGTGTTAGCGGCTAAACGTACATCACTCGAAACTGCTACTACACAGTACCAAACTGATCAAACACAATTAACGGCGCTGATAGGTGCTAAAACAGAAATTGGTCCTCTTGGTGCGCAACCTCGAGTATATTACGATAAAGAAGCAGATGCGTTTCATCACAAGGGTTCTATTACTAGTTTAGAAACACAGTTGGCCGCTAAGGCTACAGAAGTTGATCCATATGATGAACAAATCGAAGAGATGACACAGACTGCATTAGTAGAAACTGATTATACTACTATGAACGAGCTAGTTAAGTTAAAAGAACATCAAGACTTCTTGTTGAAACTATTAACTAACAAAGATAGCTTTATTCGTAAACGTATTATTGATCAAAACTTGTCGCATTTAAACGCACGCCTAAGTCAATACTTAGATCGTATAGGATTGCCACATACAGTAACATTCTTAAACGATTTAAGTGTAGAAATTACAGAGTTAGGCCGTGAACTAGACTTTGATAACTTATCACGTGGTGAACGCAATCGCTTGATATTAAGTTTATCGTGGGCATTCCGTGATGTCTGGGAAAGTTTATACAATCCTATTAACTTATTATTCATTGATGAGCTTATTGACAGCGGCATGGACAGTAGCGGAGTTGAAAGTTCATTGGGTATACTTAAAAAAATGTCTAGAGAGCATGAGAAAAGTATTTGGCTTGTTTCGCATAAAGATGAACTTGCGGGGCGAGTTAATAACATTATGACTGTAACCAAAGAAAATGGGTTTACATCATATAGTACTGACGTAGAAGTAATTTAATTTTACCATCCAATACAGGGTGGTTAAATACACACAACAACAAGGAGAAGTAAACATGGCAATTCATGATGATATTTTAGCAGCAGTAGAATTATACGTAGCAGAATCAGAAAAATTTGAAGTTAAAGGTGTTAAAGCCGCAGCGGCACGTGCTCGTGGTGCATTAGGTGACTTGGCTAAATTGGCCAAAGCTCGTCGTGCAGAAATCCAAGAGAAGAAAAATGCAGCGGCTGCAAAATAAATAACGTATGACATACGAATATCCTTGGACGTACAATGGTGTAATATTTGACTCTGAGGATATTGGTGCATACTACGGTTTCATTTATAGAATAACCAACCTTACTAACGGCTACGATTATGTTGGCCGTAAGTATTTTAAAACTATCAAAAAAAGACCACCGTTAAAAGGCAAGAAGAACAAACGTCTAGAAACAATTGAAACTGATTGGAAAGACTATTGGGGTTCTTCGAGTCGACTAGTAGCAGATATCCTAGCTTTAGGCAAGGAACAGTTTAAACGCGAAATTATACATCTATGTCTAAGTCGTGGTGAAACTAACTACATGGAAGCGCATTATCAATTTATGGAAGAAGTACTGTTGAGAGAAGATAACTACAATGGTATTATACAAATTAAATTAGGCAAGGGTTCCGTAAAAGATTTAAAAATTAATAAAACCAGTTGACCAACAACACTAAACGTATTACAATAAACACATAGCTCCTAGACACCAAGTCACTCTCACAGAAACAAATTCCAACTCAGCAGTAAATGTAGTTAAAAGCCCTATTGCAGATTAAGTTCTGTATTCAGAGGAGATCGTGCTCGCGTAATGGCCGCACGTGGAACGTGTAGACTAGACTACACACTGAATGGCGACCGTGTATTGTGCTATAAAAAGCGAATCAACAATATAAAAATTAGGTGTAAAAACCGAATGATTTGGGCACTGTGAAAAAGATACAACCCATATGATGACATAGTTTGGCTAACTACGGATTATGCATCAACCGTCGCAAGAAGCAAGAGTAGGGAGTACAGGGCGACCGCTTCCGTGTAAATGAATATAATCTCTTTTAGTTAGTATGATGAAGCACTCGGATGAAGTCGCTCTGTTTTACTTTGCCTGTAATGGGTGAAGTATGACTATAATCTGGATGAAGCAGTTCTAAAGTCAAAAGCATTACAGTACATATCAAAGTAAATTAGATTAATTAGATTAGAAGAAAAGGCATGAGCGCAAGCGAAATGCGAATGTCTTTAGACATTCCTTAAATGTACTTAAATGTCTTTTGCTCTTATAATGACCTTAGCTTACGTATATCATAGTCAATAAAAAAGCACAATAAATGTGCTTTAATATTAAAAAAACGGGAGGCCACTTTTTTGGGTCGTTTCCATATTATCTTTAATAATCTTTCCGATAATATCTCTTTCTTGCTGTGTTAAAAACATTGCATCTTCGTAACTTAAACCACCACGCATATACCAACACATACGTAACGCTTCTTCTCTAAAGGCTTTTGACTCTTTATCGTAGGAATCAAGCAATTCTACGATAGCATCGTTATCTAAGGTCAAAAGCCGCGAGCGAAAAAACTTGCGTAGTCGAAATCAATGGCTAATTTAAATTCTTTTGAACATTCAGTACATACTACATCAACTGGTTTAATACTAATTGCCTTAGCTAATTCTTCAATTGTCTGTTGTATTGTACGCAACACAGTTGATTCAGAATTTGTGTAGTACTCTCTAATAAATTTTGTGTCTGTTACAATATCACCGTCTTCTGTGGTAATAGCTGCTGTGCAATTAGTTATAGTTTCAATGTTTAATTCAACCATCTTACTAATATGTTCGGTGTATCTAACTTTTCTAACTTCGGCATCAAGATCTGGATCTGCCAGTGTTTGAATTAACTTTTCTTCTTCAAACACAGTGTTACCGGATTTGCTAATTTGAGCATAGGTCAATGGTTTAAGGCTAACAGATAATCCATCGGGTAGTTCAACAGTTTTTGAATAATCTGGCATCGATACGGAACCTAAGGTAGCAGTTAAGTCTACATCATAATCGTGTTCTGTTCCACACTCAGGGCAAGTTGATCCGATAGCCATTGTAGGACCGTAACTAGCAATACGGATAGCAATTAATGTAGTGTCTACATCAACGCTAGGCATATCCCAAGCGTTTTTAATACTTGGACAGCAACTTTGTATAACATCGACTACACTAGTACCACTGATCAGTGCATCTGGTGTGCGTAGTGTAATTTCATCTCTAGTGGTCATTGGATATACAGGAAGTTCGCCTGTTACAGGTAGTTCCAATGAGCCTTCTTTCCAAAACCGACCTTCACTGGTTAACTTGATATACAGCGCAGGTTGGCGAAAGTGTTTAGCCAACGGATTTGCGTTATTGATTTGAGCCATGGTTTAATTCCTATAAATATAATTGATATACTATATTTATAGGTTAAAACCATGGATGAAAAAGAATTAGACCAGAGGATCGAAGCCCTTGCTAATGCATCAGAAAAAGCACGAGCTCAAATGGAGATCTATGCAGATGTTGCTAAAAAAATGAATCTCTCTGGGGTTGAAGCCAAGAAAAAGATATTAGAGTTAGCAGGTGGTGTTGATAAATTCAATAGTACGATGAAAAAATCGGCTGTTGAAATCAAAAAATCTATGGATGATCTTAAAAAGAGCATCAACAAAGGCGAAGTTAGTGCCGAAGAATTATCAGACCAATTAAATACTCTCAGAGACGAAGTTAATAAAACGTCAGATCAAGGTAAAAAGCAAGCTCTACTTGATGCCAAGGCTGATCTTGAAGCACTAAATGCTCGTAATAAAGCTCATGCAGCATTAAAAGACAGCATGTGGAACATGGCTGGGGTACTAACTGTTGGTGCCGCTAATGCATTTAAAGGTGCAACTACTACAGCACTACGCGGTGGTGATTCATTTGACGTAGCTACATCGATGATGACTGCTGGTGTTGATCTAGTTAACACTGCCAATCAAGGTAGCGCAAACGCTTTGAAATCGTTTGGTGCTGCAACAGCTGGTGCCGGCGGCAATGTAGGTAAATTTGGCATTGGTGCCACAATCGCAGGTGAAGCACTAGGTGCATTAAGCAATACAGTATCCGAACTAGCTAAAGCAGGTATTGGGTTTATGCTTGCACAAACTAAGGAACTAATCGCTGGGTTCCAATCGATGTCAGCAGTTGGAGCAGTATATAGTGGTGGTATGATCAGCATGACCGATACTGCATTAAGTGCCGGTATGAAATTAGAACAGTTTTCTAAAGTAGTTGTTCAAAATAGAGATACTTTTGCAAGATCGGGTCTTGGAGTAGCAGAAGGCAGTAAACGTATGGCTGCTGCTATGCAAAAAGGCGGCGATGCAGCACGTAACGGAATGTTTGCTCTGGGCATGGGCTTAGAAGAACAAGCCGATGCGTATGCAACAACAATGGCTATTATGGCTGGTCCTTCGAGAAGACTAAATGCATCAAACGAACAAATAGCAGCACAGACTCAAGAATATGCAAAAAATATGAAAGTGCTGTCTGATCTAACCGGAGAAGATACAAAATCTAAGCAAGAAAAACTTCGCCAAGATAACGATACATTAGCATTCCAACAGATATTAGATGGCAAATCGGCTACTGAACAAGCACGCATCAATGATGCGATGATGAACATGAATGCTGATCAGCAACGAGCATTCCGTGAAAATATGATTTACGGTAGTGTTATTAGTAAAGACCTTGCTATAGCACAAGCAACTAATAGAGGCATTGCTGAGTTTAATACTAAAACATTTAAAGCAGCACAAGATGGCACACTGTCTGCGGAACAAACAGCTCGATTACAAAAAGACACTATGCAATCGACCCACGATGCTGCAATGGCAAATAAAGGCATGGCAATGGCAACTAGTGCCGATGCGCAAGCTGCAAGTGCTATAAATTTAAGAGCAACTCAATATTCAGCAAATTTTGCAAAATCCGAAGAAGAAAGAGCTAAAATAGCTGCTGAACAAGCCGCAGGAGCAAAAGGCGCAGGCGGCGTAGCTGTTGAATTAATGGCACAACAACAAGAAATGGCAGTAAGAATGCAAGCAATTGCATTAACCCATTTAGATTCATTTAGTACAGCTCTTCAAGCATCATACGAAGCTGCCTTTAAAGCTGTAGAATCATTAGATAGTTTAGCTACAATGGTTGAAAACAATCCGTGGAAATCTTTACTACTTTCATTGGCGGCACCAATTCTTGGAGTGTTGCAACTAGTAGGTCCGTCGTTGCTTAAAGGACTAAAAGGTATGCCAGGTGGTATAGGCGGCCCAGGCGCAGGTGGATACGATAAAGATGGCCGTTATCGTGATGCCTCGGGTAAATTTGCCAAAGCTCCTACTGCATCATCTGCTCTTAGCAGTGCAAAGACGTTTGGAAAATTTGGTGGTATTGCTGGTGCAGTATTTGGAACTGCTATGGCCGCAAGTGATATCTACGATACAGAAAATGATGCAACATTAACCAAAGGTCAAAAACGCGAAAAAGAAGGCGGTATAGTTGGTAGTGCCGCATTAGGCGCCGGTGGAGCTTGGGGTGGTGCCACAGCTGGTGCCGCATTAGGTACACTAGTAGCAGGACCAGTGGGTACAGTAGTTGGCGGGCTAATAGGCGGAGCATTAGGATACTGGGGTGGTAGTGAAGGTGGCGAGAAATTAGGCAAAGCCATTATGAAAGACGAGTCTGCTGCAAGCACAGTTGCAGCAGCTGCTACCGGAGCAACTACTCAATCAACTGCACCTAAACCGTTGACTAGTGTGTCAGCACAACAGTTAGCCGCTGAACAGGCAAAATTACATAGTATACCGGCTACTAATGCTGAAGCACTTAAAAAAGCTATGGAAAAACCTTCTGCTACTGCTAATCCAGCAGAACAACAACAAATTACTCTGTTGCAAAGTATTTTAACTACAATGCAAAAAAATAATGCTATATCGTCAGGAATATTGCAGAACAGCTATTAAGCTATAAATACACTATCGTAAAGAGAATATAACTATGTCATGGAAAAAGCACTTCCGAACTGCAAACACTGGCGGACAACTAAGTCCAATTAGTGGAATTAACAATTCTGCAGATCCGAGCTATCGTAACTATCAAAGCCAATTGCCCGAAGTGTATATTGGCCATCCAAATCGTACTGAGCGTTACAATCAGTATGAACAAATGGACATGGACAGTGAAGTTAATGCTGCTCTTGATATTATTGCAGAATTCTGCACACAGCCAAATACAGAAAATGGCACAGGCTTTGATTTATTCTTTAAAGAAAAACCAACAGACAACGAAGTTAAACTACTTAAAGATCAACTGCTACAATGGGTTAATCTAAATCAATTAAACAAACGTCTATTTAAACTTGTACGTAATACATTAAAATATGGTGATCAAGTATTCTTACGTGATCCAGAAACATTTAAATTATACTGGACAGAAATGGGCAGTGTAATCAAAGTTATTGTTAACGAAGCAGAAGGCAAAGAGCCAGAACAATACGTAATTAAAAATCTTAATCTTAACTTTCAAAACTTAACTGCGACAGCATTAAGCTCGAGCGATACCTACACAAATCACCCGCAACAAGGTGGTAGCGGTGGTTCCGGTTCATACGTACAACCAAATGTTCCGTATAGTGGCGGTTCACGCTTTAGTCATGCGCAAAACGAAGCAGTGCTAGATGCAGAACATGTAGTGCATATTAGTCTAACAGAGGGCTTAGATGTAAACTGGCCTTTTGGTACTAGTATTCTTGAAAGCATATTTAAAATCTTTAAACAAAAAGAACTGTTAGAAGACGCTATTATTATCTATCGTGTACAACGTGCACCGGAACGTCGTGTATTTAAAATTGACGTAGGTAATATGCCCACACACATGGCCATGGCCTTTGTGGATCGTATTAAAAATGAAGTACATCAACGTCGTATACCTACACAAACAGGTGGCGGACAAAATATGATGGATGCTACTTACAATCCATTAAGCACAAATGAAGACTTTTTCTTTCCAGTAACCGCAGAAGGTCGTGGATCAAGCGTTGAGCCATTACCAGGCGGTAGTAACTTAGGTGAAATTACAGACTTACGTTTCTTCACTAACAAAATGTTCCGTGGCTTGCGTATTCCTAGCAGCTATTTGCCCACGGGCAGTGATGACAGTTCATCTACATTTAACGACGGTAAGTCGACTACAGCACTAATCCAAGAATGGCGTTTTAATCAATATTGTATGCGTTTACAAACTATGATAGTTGAAAAACTAGACAACGAGTTTAAAATGTTCATGCGTTGGAGAGGCATTAACATTGATGGTCAGCTATTTGAATTGCGCTTTAATGAACCACAAAACTTTGCCAAATATCGCCAAGCAGAAGTAGATGCGGCACGTATACAGGCATTTACATCATTGGAGCAAACACCTTATCTAAGTAAACGTTTCCTATTAGAGCGTTATTTAGATCTGAGCGAAGAAGAAATGCAACGTAACAGTGATTTATGGGATGAAGAGCATAACGAAACTCCTGGTGTGGCTGATACTGATGCTGGATTACGTGCAGTTGATGTTACACCAGCTGGAATTGAAAGTGACATGAGTAATTTAGAAATGCCTGATTTAACTGCAGAACCAGCTCCAGGAGTAGAACCAGGTGCATTACCTGCAACAGGAAATCAGCCAGCAGTACCAGTAACACCTACAGCACCTCCAGGTTTATAATATTTTAGGTAAATAATATTATGAATCTACTTGAAATATTTAATTCTGAATTAGTGCAACAGCACCAGACTGAAAAAGAGGATAACACTCCTTTAAAGTTGTCTGATCTGCGTAAAACTAAATTAACATTAACACAGTTGCATCGTTTACGTATTATGAATGATGTACGTAGATTAGAAAAAGAGCAAGATTTAGAACGAGTAAGATCACAATACAAACCGGCGGAAGTTGCTCCACTGGGGTAGTTATCAACAAGAATCAATCAAAAAACACGCATTTAACTTCAATTTTTCAATAAACCAGTAAATAATATTACAGAGATATTACGTAACGTAAATCTCACCTAGACAGACACAATTTAAGGAGTTCTTTATGAACAAGTATGAACAGTTAATAGAACACATCATTAATGATGAAACTGATAAGGCTCGCGAATTATTCCACAACATCGTTGTTGAGAAATCACGTGACATTTATGAAAGCCTAATCGACGAAACAGATTTAGACGAAGTAGGCGGAAACAAAGTACAAGGTTACATGGATGAAGTTACTATCGATGAACAAGGTATCAGCGAAGAAGATGAAGAAGGCGCTGGCGAATTTGAAATGGACAGCGATGACAGCGAAATAGAAAACGATTTCGACAACTCAGGTGATTTAGATTCACATGAAGAAGAGCACGGCGACGTTGAAACACGTGTTGATGATTTAGAGTCAGCATTAGACGAACTTAAAGCTGAATTTGATGCTTTAATGGCTGGCGAAGAAAACGAACCAGAGCATGCTGATATGTTTGGCGGCGAAGAAGAAGCGCCAGCTGAATTCATGGAAGCTGAAGAATGTGACACAGAAGAAGACGAAGAAGAAGAAGTTGAAGAATCTATCGTTCGTGAATATGTAGAAAAAGTAGCTGCTCCATCAAATACTGAAGGTGCTGACAACAAACAATCTACAGTAGCTAAGAAAAATGATATGGGCGGTTCATCTGCTAACATCGTACGCGGTGGTACAGAGAACGGTGGTACAGTTAAAAAACCAACAGTAAATAACATGGGTAATATTAATGTTCCTGGTGGTAAAGCTGGTAATGCATTTGCTAAGAAAGAAAAAGCACCTGCTGCACAAGCACCAACAAGTACAAATAGTCCAGTAGCAAAATAATTTAGGATACTACAATGGCTTCATACTTAAAAGAAAACTTAACCTTTGACAATGCTAGAATGGAAATTCTGACAGAAGATAGTCATGACGGTAAAGGTAAGAATCTTTATATGAAAGGCATATTCATTCAAGGTGGCGTTAAAAACCACAACGAACGAGTGTATCCAGTAAATGAAATTAGCAATGCCGTAACAAACATTAATGAACAAATCAAGGGTGGCTACAGCGTCTTAGGCGAAGTAGATCACCCAGATGATTTGAAAATTAATTTGGACCGTGTAAGTCACATGATTACAGATATGTGGATGGACGGTCCTAACGGCTTTGGTAAATTAAAGGTTCTCCCTACTCCAATGGGTAAGTTAGTAGAAACAATGTTGGAAAGTGGAGTTAAACTTGGTGTTAGTTCTAGAGGTAGCGGCAACGTTAGCGAAAGTAACGGCCAAGTGAGTGACTTTGAAATAGTCACAGTAGATGTAGTTGCGCAACCTAGTGCTCCTAATGCATACCCAACAGCGATTTACGAAGGACTGTTGAATATGCGTGGTGGTGCCAAGGCATTCGAAATAGCGAAAGAAGCTAGCGCAGATCAAAAGGTACAAAAATATTTAAAAGAGCAAGTTACACGCTTGATTAAAGATTTAAAATTAAAATAGGAGATCAGTATGTTAACAGCTATCAAGCCATTGTTAGATAGTGGCATCATTAACGAAGATACTCAAGCAGCTATTACCGAAGCTTGGGAATCACAAATTAATGAGGCTCGTGAACAAGTTCGTGCAGAATTGCGCGAAGAGTTTGCAGGTCGCTACACTCATGACAAACAAGTAATGGTTGAAGCTCTAGACAAAATGGTTACTGAAAGTCTTACTGCCGAACTTAATGAGTTCGCCAATGAGAAACAAGCTCTTGCAGAAGACCGCGTGAAATTTAAACGTCACATGGTTGAAAGCGCCAGCAAATTTAACAACTTTTTAGTTAATAAATTAGCTGAAGAAATCAAAGAATTACGCACAGATCGCAAAGTTCAAAACGAAGCAACTGCTAAGTTAGAAAAATTTGTTATCAAAGCGTTAGCTGAAGAAATCAAAGAGTTCGATGCTGACAAGAAAGCAGTTGTTGAAACTAAAGTTAAACTAGTAGCAGAAGCTAAAGAAAAATTAGCAAAACTACAAGAAGCTTTTGTTGCACGTTCAGCTAAACTTGTTAAAGAATCAGTAGCACAAAATCTAGGCACAGAACTGACCCAATTAAAAGAAGACATCCAAAGTGCTCGTGAGAACATGTTTGGTCGTCGCTTATTCGAAGCATTTGCTAGCGAATTCTCAGTAACTCATTTAAATGAGAACAAAGAAATTGCTAAATTGCATCAAACTATTGAAGCTGTTAAAGCTGATTTAGCTGAAAGCAAAAAAGTAATTGCGGAAAAACAAGCATTAGTTGAGTCAAAAAACCGTGAAGTACGTGTAATTACTGAAAGTGTTAACCGTAAGGACACACTTAATGGATTACTAAAAACATTAAATAAAGAGAAAGCCGGCGTAATGGCCAGCCTACTCGAAGGTGTGCAAACAGCAAAATTGCAATCTGCATACGACAAGTATCTACCAGCAGTTTTAAACAATTCACAAGCACCGGTAAAGGCTGAAAAGTCTGTACTAGCTGAGAGTCGTGTAGAAGTAACTGGTGATAAATCTGCTAAAACAGTAAATTTAGAAACCAACAACAACGTTGTTGAACTAAAACGTTTAGCAGGGCTAAAGTAATACAAAAACTTATAAAAGGAAAATAAAGAAATGACAACCCAACTATTAGAAGGCCGTTGGAACGAAACTAAGGATGCCCTGTTAGAAGGTCTACAAGGTTCAAAACGTTCTACAATGTCCGTAATCTTAGAAAACACACGTAAACACTTAGTTGAAAACGCTTCAGCTGGTGCAACAGCAGTAGGTAATGTTGCTACACTAAACCGCGTTATTCTTCCAGTAATTCGTCGTGTAATGCCAACAGTTATCGCTAACGAAATCGTTGGCGTACAACCAATGACTGGTCCAGTTGCACAAATTCACACATTACGTGTGCGTTATGCAGATTCACAAGCTGCTGGTTCATTAGGCGGCGACGCAGCAACTCCAGGCCAAGAAGCATTAAGCCCATTCAACATTGCTACAGCTTACTCAAGCAAAACATCAACAGGTGCAGCAGCTTCAACTAGCTCACTAGAAGGTGTTCCAGGTAACCGTATCAACGTTCAAATCTTGAAACAAGTTGTTGAAGCTAAAACACGTAAATTGTCTGCTCGTTGGACATTTGAAGCTGCGCAAGATGCACAATCTATGCACGGTTTAGATGTTGAAGCAGAAATCATGGCAGCTTTGGCTCAAGAAATTACTGTTGAAATTGACCAAGAAGTTCTAGGTTCATTGGCAGCATTAGCTTCTACAGCAACTGACAACTACAACCAAGCTACTGTTTCTGGTACTGCTACATTCGTTGGTGACGAACACGCTGCTTTAGCTGTTTTAATCAACCGTAGTGCTAACAAAATTGCACAACGTACACGTCGTGGCGCTGGTAACTGGGCTGTTGTAAGTCCATCAGCTTTAACAGTGTTACAATCTGCAACTACTTCAGCTTTTGCTCGTAGTACAGAAGGTACATTTGAAGCTCCTACAAACACAAAATTCGTTGGTACTTTAAATAGTGCTATGAAGATCTATGTTAACACATACGCTTCAAACGACACAGTGTTGGTTGGTTACAAAGGTTCTTCAGAATCAGACGCAGCAGCGTTCTACTGCCCATACGTTCCATTAATGAGCAGTGGCGTTGTGTTAGATCCAGCTACTTTTGAACCAGTAGTGGGCTTTATGACACGTTATGGTTATGTTGAATTAAGTAACACTGCATCATCTCTTGGTAATGCAGCTGACTACTTAGAAAAAATCACTGTAGCAAACTTATCATTCCAATAAGATTTATTCTTAGTAGGATATGAAAATAAAAAGCCCCGTAAGGGGCTTTTTTGTTGGCTATAAAAATTAAAAACGATAAATATATTTGTTCGCTCTTGAATGAGAGTTTATGCAGTAACCCACTGCGTAGGCGTTAGAACGCTAACTATACAAGGAGAAACAAATGGGACGTCCTATTAAGAAAAAGTTTTTTGGTTCAGATAATGTTAATGATGGTTTAACATACAGTGCTGCAGGTGGTGAAGGTATTTCGAGTATTACTTACACAAACCGTGGTACAAACTACTCACAAGGTTTAACAGCTACAGTGGCACTTAGCCCAATCGGTGGCACAGTTGCCAGAGTGACAGTCGATGCAGTTAGTACAGCTAACGGTCGTATCGATACAGCTAGTGTTACAACAGCAGGTACTGGTTACACAACTGCACCGGTAATTACATTAGTTAAACCAGCTAACGTTGTTGTAACTGGCGGTGGTATCACTGGTTCAAATGTACTAACAGTTTCAACTACTGTAGGTTTATTTGTCGGTATGGCCGCAAATACAGCATTTGCAGCAACTACTACAATCACAGCTATCGGCACAGGTAATGTTACAATGAGTGCCGCTAATACTAGCGCAACAAGTACAACATTAATTAGCTTTGGTGATATTGGATCTGCAGGTTCATTAACAGCAGTTTTAGCTGCAACTACAGTTACAGCTAATACAATCCAAGCTAATGCATGGATTACTGGTGCTACAATTGGTTCACTAGCTGATATCGTTTCACAACGTTCATCACGTCGTTACAGAGTTACTAATACTGACGGTACTGCGGTAGTTCGTTTAGTTCCAACAGGGGTTAATGGTGTTAATAGTCCAACAGTAGCGCAAGTTGTTGCCGCTAATGGCCCAACAGCCGCAGGCGAAATGACCCTTACAGCATTTGATTCTGATAACGGTGCTTACTTGGTTGGTAAACTTGAATCACGTACTGCATTATTATTCCCAGCAGCAGTTGACGGATATAGTGCAGGTGTACAGTTTACTGCAAACAGCCATGCTAGATGGACTTCAACCGGTGCTGCAGTAGCAGGCACAACAGTTAAAATTTCATCAAACGACTAATTTTAGTCAAAGTAAAAATAACAGCTTCGGCTGTTATTTTTTTGACTATACTATCTACAATTAGCATAAATAATAGAAACTAGGATATTTAAATGGCCGCTGTTAAAAAACTTAACACCTCGTACACAATTGACACCACAGATGTTATCATCACAGGCAATTTAACAGTACAAGGTTCACAAACTGCAATCGAAACAACTAACACTACGTTAAAAGATAATGTTATTGTTCTCAATGATGGTGAAACAGGCGCTGGCGTTACATTAGGTACTGCTGGTATTGCTGTTGCTCGTGGCTCATTAGCCAACGTTGCGTTACGCTGGAATGAGTCAATTAACAAATGGGAGTTGACCAATGATGGATCGACTTACTCAGTTATAACATCGTCAACCAGTGGTAGCACAATATTAATAGATGATTTAGCTCCTGCACTTGGTGGCAATTTAAATACTAATGGCTATACAATTTTAGCAAACGTAGGAAATGTAAAATTTGGTGGTAATATACAAATTAATAATACCGCAGTTGCACCAACAGCAGTCGCTGGCGCTACTGTAGTATATGCAGCAACTCCTGGCGCTGGTGCAAGTGGAGTATATGTTGTTAATGGTGAAGCCGTTAACGAAGAACTAATTACGAAAAAGCGAGCATTTGCTTTTTCAATACTATTATAGGATTAACACAATGGCAATTTCTAACACCTTATTAACAACAGTGGTATCAAACGTATATGTCAGTTCAGGCAATACTGTAGTATCAGTTATGTACTTTTGCAACACAGATGCTACTGCTAAAACATTTGATTTATATGCAGTGCCTAGCGGTACAACAACAATTAACAGTGACGTACAAATTTACAAAAGTGTTCAAATACAAAGTAATGATACTTTTGTTGTTGATATGGAAAAAATTGTATTAGCCAACGGTGATACATTGCGAGCCGCAGCATCAGCAAATTCAGCAATAACAGCAACAGTTAGTTACGTAGGAATGTAAATGGGACGCTTACTTAAAAATACAGTATTTAAAACAGGTAGCTATGCATTAGGTGTGCCAGTTGGATCAAGTTCAATTGGGCCAGATGTGCCAGTTGTAGGGCAAACTCGTTATAATACTTCAACAGGCAAATTAGAATTCTATAATAGTAGTGTATGGAACGCAGTAGCTAAAGAAGGCGATGTTACTATTACTAAAGACACCCTAGCTGGTGATAATATAGTTTCTGATTTTACTATGTCTAAAACGTATAATTCTGGACAAGAGGCACAGGTATTGGTATTTTTAAATACTGTATATCAAAATCCTGGCATTAACTACACATTCAATGGAACAACAAATATACATTTTACAAGTGTGCCTACTGGTGGCGCAGTTATATTAGTACTACACAATATTGCAAGCACTACAGTATAGCCTGTTCCTTAGCTAAATATTAAAATAGGAGTTAGTTAATGGCAATAGGTCGTGTACCCGGGGCAGCACTGTTAGGAAATCTAGATAGACAAGGTCTTGATCTAGGCTTCACTACCAACAGTGACACATTATTACAGTTAGATTTTACTAACTTTCGTCTTGGTATCAACACGGCATCTCCCCAAGAATCATTAGAAGTTACTGGGAACATTCTTGTAACAACCGGCAATATATTAACCTCAGCTAATTTAACATACGATATTGGTGCGACTAATAAATATTGGCGCAATATCTATAGCGGAAACCTTTATACTAGCAATATTACCAGTACAAATATCACTGGTACGTTAACCACAGCTATACAAACTAATATAACCACAGTAGGTACGTTAGGCAACCTATCAGTCACTGGTAATATTGATGCAGGCAATATAATAAGTAATATCACCGGCAATGTAATTGGATCGGCAACTACGGTAACTGCATCAGCACAGCCAAATATAACATCACTGGGTATATTAACTGCTCTCGATGTAACAGGTAATGTTGGTGCAGGCAATGTTAGTGGTACATATTTAACTGGTACATTACTAACTCAAGCACAACCATACATAACATCAACAGGTATATTAACTGCTCTCGATGTAACAGGTAATGTTGGTGCAGGCAATGTCAGTGGTACATACTTAACAGGTACATTGCTAACAAGTGCTCAACCAAACATCACAACATTATCCGGTGTTACTAGCATCGGTGCAAGTGGAAGTACAGTATTAACCGGCACACTAGCGACTAATGCACAACCTAATGTTACATCTTTAGGTACATTAATATCACTAGACGTAACAGGTAATGTTGGCGCAGGCAATGTTAGTGGTACATATCTAACTGGCACACTATTGACGGCCAGCCAAACTAATGTTACATCATTGGGCACATTATCAGCATTAACAGTCAGTGGAAATATCATTGCGCAAAGCTCTATTGTACCAACAAGTAACATTGCTGGTAATATTGGTTATGCCGATACATGGTGGAGTGCAGTATACGCTAATACAATTAATGCAACTAATTTAAATGGCACGATACTTACAACTAATCAACCTTATATTTCTAATTTAGGAAATATTACAGTTGATAGCATTTCCATTGGTGGAAATATTAGTATTACTGGTAATGTTAACGGAACAGACATTACTGCTAACACCATAACAGCCAACACAATCACTGGCACATTACTTACAGGCAATCAGCCTAACATAACAAATTTAAGCAACATCTCAGTTGATAGCATTTCTATTAGTGGAAATTTAGGTATCACAGGAACTACAACAGCCGGTATTATCAATGCTGATGAGATCTATGAAAGTAATATTCGTGTTGTAACTCAAGAAACTACAATTACAGTTACTGGTGATGCTACTGGCAGTGGTAATGTTTCAAATATTGCATTAACTTTAGCAGACACTGGTGTTACTGCAGGCACATATGGTGCTGCAGATGATGAAACATGGGATAGAATTCCTAAAATTACTGTAGACAGCAAAGGCCGCATTACAAATATTGCTAACATTACTCTTACTCAAGTCGGTAATGTAACCTTTACTGATACAACTATATCAACAGTGGCTAACTTAACAATAGCACCAACTAATGGTTATATTTTTGCTAATAGTAGTGTTATATCTGACGTTGCTGATCCAGTTAGCGCACAGGATGTAGTTACATTAAACTATCTAACAACAACATTAAGTGGTGCTGCAAATAGCCTAGTCATTGGTGATAGTCTAGTAAATCTAATAGATGAAACTAATAATAGTAGATTAGAAATTACCCTTGATTCAGAATTAATTGCAAATATAACAGCTAATGCATCAACATTTTACAATACTGTTAATATTGGTAACATATCAATAGTTGATAACACAATTTCATCAAGTGGAAATATATACATCGATGCACAGAATACAGGCATTGTACAAATTGTTGGATCCGATGCACTGGGCATTCCTGTTGGAAATGTAATTACTCGTCCTCTAAATCCTGAGATAGGGTACATACGTTTTAACACTGACAATGATGCTGTGGAATACTGGACTGGCGCAGAATGGACATACCCGGGCGCAGCTACAATTACATCAGAAACTGTCTACCCTGATGGACTAACTGCAAGCTATAATTTAACAACCTCGGCTACTCCAGACGGGTTGCTAGTTAGTATCAACGGTACAATGCAACAACCATTTACATCATATAATATGTCTGGTAATGTAATAACATTCACAGAAACTCCGCAAGATACTGATATTATTGAAATTCGACATATTGTTGCTGGCGCAGTTTCTATAGGATCACTGACCTACGGACCTACGTCTAAAGTAGAATTATCTACTGGTAATGTCAATATTACCGGTAATTTAATACCAACAGCAAATGTCACATATGATCTGGGTTCTGATTCAATGTGGTGGCGCGACCTGTACATGAGTGGCAGTACTATTCATATTGGTGGTGCACTGCTTAAAGTAGTCGACAATGCATTGAGTTTTACTCCTGCGGGTAGCCCTACTCCGATTAATCTAACATCAGATGTTGATCCGACTATACTTATTGCAAATACCACGCAGGTCAAAGCAACTGATGACTTTGTAAATGTTTCTATTGCCGGCGGCAATGTAGGTAAATTTGGCAGTGATGGGTTAACGATCACAGGAAATGTTAGTGCAGACTACATCATAGGTGATGGCAGTCAACTAACCGGCTTGCCAGCAGGGTATACTGACACAAATGTAGCGGCATACTTACCATCTTATACAGGAAACATAAGTTCATTAACCACAGCCAACACAGCAATGAAAGGCTATGTTGATGAGCAGATTACCACTGTTACTAATTCAGTCACCGGTGCTAATGCTGCAATAGTTACAGCCAACACAGCAATGAAAGATTATGTTGATGCAGCCAATACTATACAATCAAATGAAATTACAGCCATTAGTAATAGTGTAACCGGTGCTAATACTGCAATTGTAACTGCTAACACAGCTATGAAAGGGTATGTTGATGCAATAAATTCAACTCTAACGGCCAATGCTGGAGCACAAGCAGGCACATTAGCAACTATACAAAACAACTATGCACAATTATCGGGTGCAACATTTACTGGCGCCTTGGCCGCACCAAATATATCGTTAACATCTGCACTGGCTATATCATCTGGTGGTACAGGTGGAACAAGTACTAGTTCTGCATTAAACAATCTATTACCCAGTGGTGAAGTCAGTGGCTACGTATTAAAAACTGCAGGTGAAGGCAGTTACTATTGGAGTGCAGAAACAGGTGGAGGCAGCGTAGTTGGTACAACTATCAGCACCAGTAGAACTTATTTTACTGCTACTTCAGGACAAACTGTATACACTGGAATCACATACACTCCGGGTGCAGGACAGTTACGCATATACATCAATGGTGTTAGACAGTTTGACAGTGCCTATACTGAAACAAATAGTTCAGCAGTTACACTATCTACAGGAGTTACTAGCGGAACTGTAGTATTAGCAGAAGTTGACGCATATACAGATTATAATGTCTATGCTAATGCAACCTACAGTAGTCCGGTTGGAACAATTAGTTCAACTACAGTTCAAGATGCCCTGGCAGAATTAGACACAGAAAAAGCTGCACTGGCAGGAGCAGCATTCACAGGCAACGTATCGACCAGTGGTAATCTGCGTGTTACTGATACAACACAAAGTACCGGAGAAGGAACCGGCGCACTAGTAGTCAGTGGTGGTGCAAGTTTTAGTGGAAATGTTTACATCAGCGGTAACTTACAAGTTGCTGGAACTGAAACAATATTTAATGCCAACAATCTAAGTATTGCTGACTCGCTGATATATCTAGCCGATGACAACTCCGGTGATGTATTAGATATCGGTATCGTAAGTTCGTTTACTAATCCTGGATATC